TCTTTAAACATGATGTTCGTTCCTTGCTTTAATTCATAAGTATAAAAATGATTTTCAACTAAAGCAAATTCGGCATTTAAAGTAGTAACATAGTCGCCGTATGTGGTTGAAAGTATAGGCACAATTACAGTAACATTTGTTTGTTCGTCTGTAACCTCTAAAATATCGAACGCACCACGTGGAATGCAGTTGATATTTTGAGGAGTTAAAACAGTTTGTAATACTATCATATACTTATTAACCACAAACCTATCTTTTTGTTTTATATGCAAAAAAAAGGGGCAACCGAAGCTACCCCTTTTATAAAGTAAAAAGAAAATAGATTAAATATCAACGATACCCGCAGCCCCAAACGCTGTCGCCAAAGCTACTTCCGTAGAAACCTGTATGATGTTTGCCATTAATTTCTCTTGTCCAACAAACGTTAATGTGTAGCCGTTAAGGTCGCCCATCGCAGTACCATTAGAAACATTTGCTGTTGTTAATTCCATTCCATGATCTAAACCAGCCAAAAAGAATTGGTTATTTCTGTTTTTGATAATAACATTCGGTCTGCCATAAGATAGTAATTTCACACTCTTATGTGTTGCGCTATCTTGTTTTTTCAAGATAATTGACAGGGTTTGCTCAACAAAGCTAGTCCCATTTTCTCTTGAAGTCGTGATAACTTGGTCAAAGGTATTTGTACCTTTTAATTCAAATTTGTAAAGACTGGTAACACCCGCAACTGTATCTATATCCTCTGGAAATGCTGCATCATAAACCACGCCCGAAATATCGCCATAGTTCACGAAGTACACCGCATCAATACCACCAACGGCATCTTTACATACCTCCAATCTACCATTTGCAATTTCACATGCCATAATTTTTTAAGTTTTAAAAGTTATAAAAAAAGGGTAGGCAATTTACCTACCCCTATTAATTCAATTTGTGTTGCTAATTAGTTAGCAGCGTTCTCGATTCCGTAAGAAACAACATCTTCCGCAAATCCGTATTTCGCATCAGCAGTAAATCTCATTACTACTCGAACGTTTTGGCTACCATCAGTTTCAGCCAAGTCAATTACTCGAACCTCATTCATGTCAGACAACAATCCTGTTGCAAAATAAAGGTTTGATTTTTGGGATAAAAGAGCAGTATTCGCCGCTAATCCATTTGCCATAAATACCTTAACACCATCGAAATATAAATCTCCTAGAACTTGGTTAGTTCCTTTGTTGTCATATCCAGCAGCACCAACTCCATCAGCAGCGAATCCGCCCAATGCACGAACGTATGCTCTGTAAATATTGTTAGAAACATAAAGATTTAAATCATCTTGTCCGTAGATAGCAGCAGGACAAGCGTCAACTATTTTGCCTAATTCAGTAATAACGTTTGAAGCGGTAACAGTCGCACCAGCAACTTCTTGACCAGCAGGTAAAGAAGCATCAGTAGTAAGTTGTGTCATTAAACCATCAAATTCACCAGCCGTTGCGTTCTCACCTCTCCAAATCGCAGTTTCCATTCCAGCAGCAACCTTTTCGGAAGCATGAGCGATTAAGAAATCAGCGAAAGTTTTAGGTAAAGCGTCGAATGCTGTAAAACCCATTTCGATTGCATCAAAATTTGAACGAAAATCAGATTTACAAAGTTGCAAATTAACTTGGAAAGATTCAGGTTGTAAAACTTTTTCAGTCAATGTAATTGTTGACGTAGGGTCGAAATCGCAAGAAGCGTTTTTGATAATTCCATCTGTGGACATTTTTTTGATAACCTGCTTGTATTTTACATTCGGCATTACCGTAATCCCGCCCTTGTCTAAAGTTGGTGCGCTTAGGATTGCAATTGCTATGTATTTCCCAGCCGATTCACCGGCGTAGCTAGTTGTAATATTTGTTGTTGTAGCCATAATCTTTTAATTTATTTTTAAGTTTTAATATTTTTTATATTTTATTCATTTTTTCCAATATTGAATCCATTGTCGTGCGACCGCTTTTCGTAGCGTAGCGCATGATATTTTGTACAGATTCATTTTCTGGATTATAAGATATCGCTTTCGGCTCTTCTGCCAATTCAATGGGTGCAACTAATTCCGCCACCTCATCTTGATTTGCTAATTGAACTTTCAACTCTTCTATTTCTTTTTTCAACAATTCTACTTCCTCTGAAAAATGCGTTTCTTTTGTTGTTGAACTTGTTACTATTTCTTTTTTTGGTGCGGACGCTTCTTGTTTCAGTTCCTCCTCGACTGGTGCTTCGTCAACTGGAATTTCTTCCTCAACTACCTCCTCAACTGCGTCGCGAATTTCTCCAATTACACCCTCTTCAACTACCACCAAGATTCTCAAATCTTCCAACTCATATTCACCAATCGGTAAGGCTATCATTTGACCATCTGCCGTTGCGATAAATACCTCAACTCCACTTTCAAAAGAATCTGCTTCAATTGATGTCAATCCATCGCTCAATAGCATGGATTCCAATTTGATTTCCATACCCAACAGGGTACGTACTTTGTTTAATATTTTCATTTCGCTCATATACTTAATTGTTAGATACTTCCTTTCGCTGACTGTAAATCTGAAATTTTAGAAGTGCTATTTTTTACATTTGTTGTTAAATCCGTTTCTATTTTTAAAATGTTTGAAGGCAAATCCAAGCCTAATTCTTTTGCTTGTGTTTTTATCAAATTAATTTTACCTAGAACTTCTTTTGATAAAATTGCATTTTGCCGGTACGCGTTAATCGCATCGTTAATTCCATCCAAAGCTTTCTTACTTGCTTTAGCTGCACCATCCAATTCTTTAGATGCAACGTTTGATAATTTTTGAATATCATCTGTAATTGCAAAATTGAAACGTCTATTTTCTTTAAATAACTTTTCGTAAATTAATCTTTTTGTATCCATATCCATATAAATATAACTTAATTAAATTTGTTTGTTGTATTTTCAACTATTTTGTCGCACAATTGTACGCACTCCATTCACTTCACTTGTCGAAACATCGTCAATTCCTGTTCCGCTAATTTTCCCTATTCCTTGCGCTTCCAAACTTCCATCGCAACATTTCTTTTTGTACTTCCCATCTTTGCAAAGGCAACCTCTCGTTGCGCCCTCTCTCGGACTTGCCTTGCTTGGTGTTTTAAATTTCGCCATTTAGTAATTTTTTAAGTTGATTAATAATTTCATTATTTTCTACGCTTGATGAGTTCTGAATTTTATCCGCAAAATATCCCTCAATCGAAAAACCTTTTATTTTTTCATCTTTCACATCTTTCCAAACTTCATCATTTTCAACTTTCATCGAAATCATCCAAGTTCCGACCGGCAAATCAAATCCGTACTTTGCAGATTTATCCATTTTTTTATCCTCAATTATCCAACTTTCAACAACTGTCATTCCTGTTAGTTGTTTCTCGTGTTCCATCGTGGCATTGTTTTGATTGGATTTTTGTAGAAACAATTCACTTGCTCGTCGGACAGTCTTTTCAGAAAAAAACACGTAAAATTCCTCATCTTTATTTTTCCTATAAATCTGTTTGTTTGGAATAAGCGCCGCACCCATTAAGATTCGTTTTTCCGAATCAATTTGTTTCAACTCGACCTCGTGTTTTTTTAGAGCGATAAAATTTTCTTCAATTGCTGGGTCATGGACAATGGAAACCGCATCTATTCCAGATAGCGGGTTCTTTTCATCAATCAATAATTCTATGATATTCATACTTATTAACTTTTATTTGGTTGTTTGTTGTATTTTATAAAGTAACTAAAGATTGTTTATTTCGGTCTAACTGCTGTTGACTTGTCATTTCTCCACTTACCACGAACGCCTGTATCGGTTGGTTAAGGTTGTTTAATTGATTAATTCCAGTATTTCCAACTACGTTAAAATTGGGTGTAATTTGTGTAGCACCTGGACCTCTACTCTCTCCTCCAAGACCGCCACCACCAGTTGGTGCGCCGCCACCACCCAATGCACTTAATCCTTTTGCTGTTGCTGCTATGTTAGCTGCTATTCCAATTCCAGCTGAAATATTGTTACTAGCTATAACGGGTATCGCACTCACTCCACTTGTCGCAATTGCTTGTGGAGTTGCTAATGCCGCAATGTTGGCAAGTTTTGTTGATATAACCATTTTAGCTATACCAATTGCGGATTCAGCAATTAATGCCGATTTCTGAACTCCTTTAGATTTTTCAAACAACCCTTTTATTATTCCAATACCCTGTAAAGCAGAATTAAACCCTTGCTCTTGAATAAATCTTTTTTGTTCGGCAACTGCTTTCTCCGCTTCTATTTTTTTGTCATCAATAATTTTTTGGTCTGCATCAATTTTATCTTGATTTGTTTTTCTCGCAACTGCATCAGATTCGTTGAATGTTTTATTTATTAAAGCTAATTTATCTACTTTCGCTTGTTCCAATGTTGCTGTGTCAATTTCGTTTTGCTCGGCTTGTGTAATTAAATTAAAATAAAAGTCATTTGCATTTTGTAGTTCTAATTGCCGAGCCGTTAATTTTGTGTTTGCGCTATCCTGCTCAACTTGAGCAATACTATCTAGTAATTCATTTTGCAAGTCCTTAATATTGTCTAATCTTTCTTTTTCAATTGCCGCTAATTCATCTGTGTTTTTAGAAACCTCTTTGACCGACGTAACTACATCTTTGTTCCCCTCGACATACTTTTTACCACCCTCTGTTAACTTATCTTGCTCGCCTTTTAGTTTGCTAATATTCACACCGTAACCCAACAACCTGTCATTTACCTTATCCAGTTCTACTATTGATTTTGCGTAATCCAAATTTCTAGCAGTTTCACCGAAAGACTTTCCAGTAGATTCCATTACTTTTAAAATCTCAATCCTTTCTTTCGCAACTTTCTTTTCTAAATCATATTGCTTTTCTAAAGCACCCGAAATGAGTTCTTCATTTTTTCCAATTTTAAATTTCACACTTTGCAAACGAATGTACTCCGAAATAGATACGTTTAGTTGTTCCGTAAATTCAAATTCATCAGACAAATTTTTAAGAGTAGTCCCGTACTTTCCGTTTACCTCTTTTATTAAATTTGCCCTTTCTTTGGATTTTGCATTAGTTCCTTTCAATTGATAAATCAAACCAACGAAAGCAGCGGATTCTTCAACTATAAATTTACTTTGTTTTTTAGATGCTTCCTGTGCTTCTTTTGCGACTTTCTTCTGTTGTTCTGCATATTTCTTTGAAGCTTCTGTACCGAATCCAGTAGCCTCTAAAATATCATCCCAATAAGCAACCACTAATCCCAACCCAACAATTAGCACACCAATTCCAGTTGCTAATAATCCAGTTTTAATACCTTTCAAGGCATCCATAGCGGCGTCTTTCATTTGCCTAAACACAGGTATAGCATCTCTAACACCCTGTACACCTTGCTGAATAGCCATCGCCGCTTGAACCTTTAACAAGGCTTCTTCAACTTGTTTAGATTCCGTACCGAAAGCACCCATAACACCCTGTGCCAAAGAGAAACCAGCCGTTACACCCGTAATTGCACCGCCTAATTTTTGACCTAAAGTACCAGCCGCTGCGTCAACAGCTAAATCTGTTTTTATCTGAACTTGTCGGTAATTTCCAACTGTTTTTAAAAGTTCTTTGTACTCCTTAGTGGTGGTTTGACCTGCTAATCCTAGTTCATACAACCTATCCTCCGCTTCACCCATTCTTGAGGTCAGTGGCTGTAATTCTCCGTAAACATCCTCAAACGAAGCGTGGACACCCTTATTGGCTTTCGTTAGATTCTCCATCGCATTGACAGCTTGTTTTGTGTCAACGTTTAGTTGTATTGTTTTAGTTTCCGCCATTTCGATTGATTATTATTTGTCTTTTTCCCTGCTTCCAAATCTTTTTCCAACTTGTGTGTAACTTATATTTTCCTTTTGCAATATCTATATTCTCCGATTCGTTGTAAAAATCGGTAAGTTGCAACATTTCTACAATAGCTTTTATCGTCATCCCTCTTGTGTTATTATTAATTGTGATTGAACTTCTTGCGCAACACCACCAACGTAGTAGGTTGCCGTAACATTTACCGCCTCTGTTCTTTCTACACCTGTTGTGTTTGTTGGATATGTGAATGTTGTTTGAACAGTTCCACTTGGGAAGAGTCTATATTCCTCCAAACAGTTGTAAGCCTCAAATGTTCCGCCATCATCTTTGGCGCGTTTCTGAAATGCCAATATCCTAACATCCGCAGACGAATCCACGAAATCGGAAAATGAACCGAAATCAATACCATCACGAGATATTGCCATACTTCCATCGCCAACCTCAAAAAATATATCCTCTTCTCCCTCTGTTGCGCCAATTTTTATAATCATACTATTGTCATCAATATTCCACCACGACAATAATTCCATTTTCATATCGCCGGTATTCAGATTCGTTTGAAGTGAATTTATAATGTATTTTTTATCACGAACAATTACCTTATCATTTAGTTTCAAGTCTATAATTAAAGACTGCGGAAAGTTTACATCTAAGGAAACTACTCTAGTTTTTTTGTTAAATAAATTTAGCAAATAAGGTTCGTAATAAGTAGAATATAGTCCGTTTGGCTCTGGATTTTCTGTCCAACTAGATACCTCGATATTCCAATTCAATGTATAATTCGTTCCGCTATTTATTAAATCTTGACCGAATGGAATGTAGTCACCTGTATATGCCGTTCCACCTAAATAAACCTCGTATATTCCGGGTGATTTGTCAAAATAAGTAAGAACAACAGGCTTTGGCACATACGGTTGTAGATCCTTATTGATACAATATCCGACCTGCAAACCTGTTCCTGTAAATTTCTGATGCAATAAAGTTTCAAACCCTAATTGAACATCAAATTTACCACCATCATAAGGGAATGTACCCCTTAAATCTCCGTAGTTTCTACCAAATAAATCAAAAAAAGCTGTGTTTAATATTGATTCAGATTTTTGGTATTTAAAATCAATCTCACTAAATAGACTAGGTCGCTTATATTCAATTAAATCCGTAACAACGTAGGGCGTAATGTCTATATTTCTACCAGAATTATAATACTCGTTTAACGGCATAAACACAAAATCAGTTTCATTTAGTCCCACAACGGTTAGTTGTGCGCTTTGCATTACAGATCTAAGGAAATCCAATACCTTTATTTCGGGTGCATAGATTTGTAGATTTGTCGTTATGGATGTTGTTATTGAATTGAATGGATTTGAATAACTCTCTATGTTGTATCCAGTTGAGTACTCATAGGTTTGGATGCTATAATTTATAGAGCCAGTAAAAGTTGCTACTCCTTTACTTCTAATCTTAAACGTGTAGGATTCAGAAAGCGATGGATTGTTTTGTTGAAGTGTAACGACTTGAAAAAAATTATTGCCACCTCCCCATTTTGTTAAAGTAATTACATACAAACCATTTTTAAAAACATCTAAATAATAGTCAAAAGTTGATGTTGTGTTAACTTGAACCGATGCACTATGCCTTATATCCCCACCAACAACAGTCGCTGGATTTCTGTACGTGTAAAACAATTCGCTAAAAATAAATCCATTTGTAAAATTTTCGCCACTGTCATTTACCAAGTCGTAAGGCTTAGAAATTTGCTGTATTTGGTTTTTATTTTTGAACCATAAACACTGTCTTTTGAAGTTTTCAGACGACAACCAACCACCGCTGAAAGTTAACCCATATTTTAATTGTATTAATTCAAATATCTTTGGAAAAGTTACGGCAGGAAATAGGTCTGAATGTAATATTTTTCCCGCCACAGTTGTGATGTCCGTAGATGCCAAATCTCCATAAGTCCAATTATTCTTACTCGTAATTAATGGATATTTTACGCTGTCAACAATATCTCCTTTTACTCTTTTAAATACTTCTATTTCCGTATAGGCGTGGTCGATTGATGAATAATCTAAATCCCCCAATTTATCCTCGCCTATTTTATCTTTTAAGGTTACAAATTCTCCATAAAAAGTAGCCGTATAATATTCCGCTTGACCCTTAACGACCACACCTTTTTCAAGTTGAGCCTTTCCAGTTCTAAATATATCTAAATCAATTTCTAACCTAGACGCTCTGCGTAGGTTGTGGTCAATTGTTCCATCTAAATCATTATTGTAGTAGTACTCAAAAATTGAGTTGTTATTGTCAGATGCAGGAACGGTAAAGGACTGTGAATAGTCTGTGAATATTTTACCAATATCTTTGTAGTCCGCAATTTTCGAAGTAATCTTTATCTGTTCCTCTTGAAATAAATCTAGTTTTTTATCCTCAATCCAAAAATCTACCCTCCTCATATTCCGACATTAATTAAAGGATTTGCATAAACAAAATCTAATTCGTAATTGATATTCCTTTGGTTAACCGCAGAGGGTAACGGCATTGCGTTTGTCTTTCTACGTACAGGTCTATTGTCTAGTAATATCGTTTCGGATAACATAAGTTGTTTTACTACCTCGCTATATTCCTCTGGCACAAACCCAGTATTTACCTTAATAGATTCTTTTCCGTTTATATTAAGTTCTCTTGTTTTTGCTTCTAAAATATTATAATTGACCGCTCCACTCATGAAATTATATTCTTTACCTGAAACATCAATATTTGTTTTTGAAACTTTCAAGAATACCAACCTTTGCCAAACCCCAAATTTATTTATGAAATCACAATTAATTGGCGTGTACCTATTTTCGCATTGTGTCTTAAAAAAATAAGTCCCCAATACAACTGCGCTTGGATTTGTGATAACTAATTTATTGCCACCCAAAGCAAAAGCGGATGGATGAATGTACGGTATCTTTTTTATCGAACCACTCAAAGCAAAAGTACCAATTGATGCACCAGTTACGATATCAGTGTACGTTGCCGTATAGCTTAACCCATCCGTTTGCGTGTCTAAATACAAGCTACCGCAAGTTGTTTCATCGGTATAATAAGTTCCGTTCGTTAAGGCTGTAAATGCTGATGACTTATTGTAGTTGTAGCCATCATCGTTGTAGCCAAATCCTTTCAAGCAAGTGAATGAGCTGATAAATTCCGTCGTTTCGTTTAGTTTGACAATTATGCTTGCGTTTGCAAATTCATTATTTTCAATAGTTCCAACCGCACCATACTCAACAAAAGAAATAGGTTGTATGTACTCGCGAATGTATGGCGAAATATCGAAATAAACAGTCGTTACATTTGCGCTTGGTATAGGCTTTGTTAATATTCTCGTCGGATGTCCTGGTGCGCTACTTGGATTATTCCATACTTTCAACTCAACACTCGCAACCTGTCCAACTGTTCCTGTAATTGCGATTATATATGGCGACCTTACAAATAATGTACTCATTTTTTAACTTTTATTATTTCGTCTAATTGTTTATTCAATATTTTCTCGGAATCTAATCCGTATTTTTCAATCAATTCATTTGGCAAATTCTTGTAAGCAGACTCAAAAGGTTTGGTAAAAAATAGACTTGGTTTGATTCCTCTATTGTAGATATTTCCTGCAATAACGTGAGCCAAAGATTTGTAATTTCCACTTTTATATTTGCCGTTTTTGTCTCTAAACCTTATGTTCTTTTTCTTTGCCCACTTTTCTATCGATGAAACAAATTCCCCATACCTCCCAACACTTCCGCTCCCAAATCTGTACTTACTGTTTGGTGCTTGCTGTCCTCTTATCTTTGCATTTGGGGATACCTTGCTTGGGTCTTTTCCCTTCACTCCTTCGTCTTGAAATACTCCGTAATTCTCCATTGAAAAATCAAGCTCAATACTGTTCTTGCTAGTCTTTACAGAGCCTTTAAGGGAGTTGTATAAGGTCTTTGACGAGTTCTTTTGCCTTGACGTAAGGTTACGCCTAGCCTGACTTATGACGTGGTCGCGAAACCTTTCTAATGCTATTTGAACCGCCCCCTTTTCCATTAACAGATAGTTACTTCATTTGGCACTATAATATCAAATGTCATTGTCCACCCAGCTAATAGGTTTTCAAATCTTTCTGTGAACGGTTCGCAGTTTGGGTTGCCACTTACCTCAACTGAACTATCCCATAATTCGCCATGTAGCATTTGCGCATACGCCCTATTTAGTACTTCAAGTTGCGTGTTAAGTACATCGTGTTCGTTGCTGTTTCCTCGAAATATATCCGTTACGGATTCCTTTGAAATATCAACTACATCCATAGCAATTAGGCTCACGTTGAAACGAACAACATTTACCTCGAAAGATGCGTTATTAACCATTACGTG